TTAATCTTCGCGCGGGGTAATTTTGCCGTAATTCTGCTCATTGTTGCGGGTTAACCACAATGACAGTGCTTTCAGGGAATCCGGAGTGAACTCGTCACAACGGGCGGTTATCTCCTCCGGTACCATCCAACATACTTCGTCAATCTCCTCGGCCTGCAACGCAAACGGGCCATGAGAAACACAACTGAACAAAGCACCCCAGACGCGGCAACACTCTTCTTCAAAGTAGAACAGCCCATGTTCGGCAAAAGGCACCCCTGCAATGCCTAACTCTTCTTCTGCCTCGCGCCGGGCAGATTCAAGATAGTTCTCACCGCCTTGCACCACCCCACCGGCTGTCGCATCCAGTTTTCCGGGATAGAAATCTTTGTTCTCAGTACGGCGTTGTACCAGAATCTTGCCCATTCCATCATGCACCACAATATAAGTAGCACGATGGCGTAGCCGTTGAGCTCTCATTTGTTGACGACTGGATTGAGCTATAACCTCATTCTGATCATCAACAATATCAACCCACTCGGTGACTGCTGCTGGATTTTGCTCCACCATCCTCTGAAACCTTCTCTCTGGGCGCGATTAATACGCGCGCAATTGTTAATTAGTCTTTCAATGCCAACTGGACGACAGGCTCATCACTTTGTAGGGTTAGAACCTGTAAAACGCCCTCATCTAACACGCCATAACTTACCGGATATCCCCCTTTAGGGATGCTGACTGAACCGAGATTAAAACAAATTATATCACCTTGCCACTGAGCTTCGGGCAGATGAGTATGACCATAGACTAAGGTATTGTTAAATCATTTACACATGATAATAGTTCTCATTGTGAGGCGATCACTATCTATGATACTACTCTTATACAATTGTTATGAGACAATCAAACAACTATTATTTGAGATGTGAGTATGAGATCGCACTGTGAACCCATAACCTAACACCACAATGCCCGTCACATCCCATACCCCCCCTTAGGGCCTATATACTCCCCAGCATGGCGAACACGATCCTGAAAATCTGCTCCAGTGGGATGATGGGTAAAATAACGCCAAACAATCCCAGAATTGGAATCGCAATGTAGTTCCACATGATTATAATTACACAGCCATAACCCATATAATTACGCCATGACTTGCCATTGCGGGTTTCTTCCATGGTGATCTGGTTTTGTTCATGACTATTCTGACTATTCAATTCATCTTTGTTTTGCTCCTTCTTCTGAAAGAATCCAAAACCTGTTTTTATTAATTCAATAATTGCTGTGATTGAGAACATCCGTTGTCCCCTCCTTTTGTGTGAACTGGCAAACAATTGACCAGCACCTATATCCTTTATACTGGATTGGTAATTGGGTAATCACAGTGCATTCTTGTTCTATACCCTTAATATTAAAAGTACTAATATCACCATCTAATACTAATGGTTTTTGATCCAGATTGAATGATACGACGAACATATCACCACCATTCTTGTCGAGCATTTTCTTAACTTTTTTGATCATTACCAAACAAATTGAATAAGGTAATGTAGTACTTACTGGTACAAATCCATTGAATAATTGGTCTTTTAAATCTTCGTGGTGATAACATGGAAATTGTTTTATACAATCTTCTAAATTGTTCATATATTGTTTACCTAAATGTATAGTTAAATGACCCTCTCAGATCTGATAGTTCATTATTTACTTGTGTTAATGTCTCTTGATAAAAATCAAACAATGGTTTACGTTTCTTCTGACGAATGACACCAATAATCCTCGCCAATCTATCTTGCTTACTTTTACCCTTCTTCTTACGCGTATCTATAATGTAAGTTCTACCATGTTTATCTTTTTGCTTTTTAAACTTACCATTGGCAAGATTAGATTTAAGTCCCGTAATATTACCTTGTTGGTTTAACTTGGCAGTACTGAATGGAATAATTTTAGATTCTTGTTTCTGTGTGTAAGAATCGTCTAACATCCATTTTAAGTACTTCGTCTGTAATTGCTTTACAAGAATCTGGTTCTCAGTTCTACCGTTCACATTTTTATAATTGAATAATATCGCCTTTGATGTGAACGGTACTACTCCACCCTTGGCAGTGCTGTTAATCTTATTTTGAATTTGTTGTGATACTAATCTTACACGTTGAGACAATTCTTTTTGAAAATCTGCCGTTATACGTGGAGCATTACGATTTAATAATGCCCCCGCTTGTCTTGGCGTCATTCCTTGCCAGCCAGATGTATTTTGCATATGCTAATCCTTATGATAAGTCCTCTAATAGTTGACGAATAATAAACAATTGTTCACCGTTATCCTTCAACAATCGATTCTTCACCATTATTGCTTTGTTCAAACAATCCCAACGTGTACCAAAAATACTTATCAAGGCAGTTTCACACAATGAGGCTTCCTGTAATGTTTTATAACAATACAATATTGATTTACGATATGGTTGTCCTTCACCAATATATTCATTAACAGATTTTGATGAGGATGTATAAGTACGCCAATTTGATTGTTTAGAATTCTCATCAAAATCTTTAATATTGCGAATACCTTTGTATACTTGTTTTACCCCAATATAATATTGACCACTATCGGGGAACTGAATCATATAAACAAATGCCGCATGATCTGTTACTTCTTCAAGCCTAAACTCATTACCCCACATTCTCCATTCTGTTTTATCCATAATTAACCCCTTACTACATAGGTAATCATGCTTTCTACTCTGTTTGGCGTCTGTCGATACCATTTTGAATCTTTTACTTCAAGTATTGCGGTAGCGTAATTCCCGGTTGATAATGCTGCCAAGAAACGTTTAAATTGTTTTGTCCCTGCTAATCCGAGTTGAAATATCATCATGATTAGGAATTCATTCCAACGGCTCTCTGGGGGTAAATTCAATTTTAGTGAGTTAACACCAGTACGGGCAATTTCAATATCTTGTTCTAATAATAAATCTGCTTGGTGCTCTGTTATGCCATCATAGTATGCTTTCTCATTTCTTAGGACAAGGTGTCCATACCCTATTGTGGGGAATCCTTCGCTACACTTATAGACCCAGAATTTATCATTCTTGAAATAACCGAATTTCGTTTGATATGCCTTAGTACCTTCATATTCTTTTAATTTTGCTTTTAGTTCCATTTTAATAATCCCATTTGATTGTTGTTATGAATATTTATCAAATAGATTCAAAACAATCCCCAAATGAAAAAAGGCCAGCTATTGGCTGACCTTTTGGTTACTTCTTTTCCAAAATTGTGATTACACGTTCCATTTTTAGATTAAGACTATTAATCGACGTTTCAAGATTTTTCAAAGTTTCCTTCGTTTTTTCTTGATCATCATTTAATATTTTGACAGTACTTTGTAGTACTCGATAATCACTCTCAATATTTGATATTCTCGTATTCAGGCCGTCTGCGTCAATCTTCCTATCTCGGAAAATTGTCCAGAGAACACTTAGGATTGAGAACACTATGGCAACTGTTGCTAAATCAAGACCCATATTATTACTTCCATATTATTATTATTATTATTATGCTCTATTATTTATGACTTACTGACCAATACAACGAGCGGCGTTAACACACCAGCGTTTGCCGTACCTGAGTATGAAGCAGAGGAGCGATATTCGATTGTTGTTACACTGTTCGCAGCAATATTAAGAGAATAACTTTGAGAGTTGAATTGAGCCGCCGATCCGTTTGAACTTTGTGTTGTCCAATTTAAAATACTACTACCGTTTATATATAATGTGATAACGCTACTTGCTGACGTACTCCCTGATGTACTCGATGATGACGCAAAACTAAGAATACAGGGTATTGCTAATATTCGGGCAAATGGTTGGGACGCAATTGTCATAACACCGCTGTTCGAATTAAGAATGTACGTTTTTGTCACATCGCCTTGGATTTTCTCAGCATAAATCGTACCGCTGAAAACACCATCTGTCGCACTTAGTGTTCCAGAGAATGTACCACTCGTAGCCTGTATTTTACCTTTGATATCGATATTCATGGCGTAAAGGGTCCCGGCTTTATTTAATTGCCAGCCAGACGTATTAGCAACATAGTTAGTACTTTGAATAACCGAACCAATTTTCGCATTACTAATAGATGCGTCCTGAATCTTGGCAGTACTAATAGATGCGTCCTGAATTTTAGCATTTGTAATACTGGCATCTTTAATCTTGGCAGCATCAATAGCACCATTCTGAATCTTGGCATTCGAGACAGAAAGATCATTAATTTGTGCGGTTCCAATACTGGCGTCCTGAATCACTGCTGAATTCATATAAACCTTCCCATTCTGTACTACGAATGGATAGACCTTAGTACTCTGTGATGCCGCGTCTGTTCCAATTATTGAGAACCTATCAGCCACGAACGTAGCAACACTCTCCTTTCCGTCTGCCGCCAAAACAAGCCCCGCTATATTCCCATTAGCACTAACCTGTAATTGCCATTTAGAACCCAACTCATCGGTGACCTGAGATTGAATAACCCCATCCAATTTAGGACTATTGATAATTCCATCTACAACATCATCATTGAGTTTAGAATATGGTACTTTACTATTCTGGTTAAAACCAATTGGGGGACTATATACTACGCCATCGATACCAAATTTATCATATTGTCCTGCCTTGATGAAATACGAACCATCAGATAGGTTAAAACTCGCAGAATAAACATTATTAGATTGGAAATACTGAACGCTAGAGCTGAATTCAATATCTACGGCGACCATTACAACGATACCCGCATAATCTGGAACATTTGATTCTATCCATTCTACAAAGAACAGATCAATTCCAGATTTGAAAATAGCCCCTGCGAGAGCTGGCGATTGTGGATTTTGTACTGTTATCTGTACTTCTTGACTATAGATATTATTTGAGAATCCCCACACAATAATACCAAATGTTCTCTTACGCCCAATCCCATCACCTTTATTCATTTCAAATGTATAATTAAAGTTCGATACTTGAGAATAATAAGACTTAAGATATACGCCATTACCATCATAAACTTTCACTTCATAATACTTGAAGTACTCAACAAATGGTTTTCCATTGACCTGTACGGAGTTCTGGTTATCCCATGAGATACTAAAATCAGTACTGTTAGTATTGAACTGATCAATATCTCCATTATCCAGTTTCAAGCCAGTAACAATAGGTAGGGTGAACGCCAATTGAGGAATAGAATTCATAACAGTTATCAATTCTGAGACAACACCAATATTATTATATCCACACACACCAAAATCATACTTGGTATCAGGTTCAAGCCCATAGACTTCATAGCTATTTTGATATTGATTGAGACTTGCCAATTTAACCCAAACTGTAGAATTCGATTTCTTGTATCTAACATGATAACCGCGAACTTGTGAATCAGGGCTGAAATCCCAATTAAGTACTACAGTGCCACCATTAACCGTATTACCTTTCTTGACTACTGTTAGGTTCGTTGGAGGTTGAACAAATTGTGAATTAGGTAAAGTACTGGAACCTGCCTGTGGGAAATTTCCAACATCATTACCACTGTAGATCTCGTCAAAGTATTCGATAAGGGTAAATTGATTGATCCCAACTTTCTTAACAGACAATGGAATTATTTTTTGTAATACTCGGAATTTCTTATTATTGTATCCCATTTCTGGAAATGTCATTGTGACGACATCATAAACTTTAAGGTCATACCCGACGTGCGAATTAAATGTTATAGTAGTATTCAAGTACTGAGACTTTCGCATTTCTTTATTGGCAAGAAATGATAATTGAGTTTTATCCTGAACCCAAAGATAATTCAAATCTTTCTTGATAATTACGCCATCACGTTTTAATTGTTCTGATGCGTATAGGTCACTTGGATAACGTACTATATCATTACTGTAATCGCCTATTGGATTCGTATATGTAACGTCCATTGTATTGTAATAATCGGTATTCGTACCAGAGACGACTTGTACTTCACCAATGATAGATGACTCATCGAATGCGAAAATGGGTACATCTGCCGTATCAACAGTAAGGTAGATCTTGCCAGTACTTTCATATATAACACCCGCAAATGTTTGTAAAATACTTTCTAAGTTTTCCTTATACGTTTTTGAGTAATCAATTGATCCATTCGAATACAATTCGTGATTAACACAGTATTGAGCAATGTTTTGGAATGATGCCATATCAATATTTTGTGAATCAAATCCGAATCCAAATTCTTCATTTGTTAAGTAATCATACACTTGATTTACGGGATTAGATGAACTTGATTTCTGACTGGTTAAAATATCTGTAATTTGACGACCTTTCATCTCTACAGAGAGAGCATAATTTTGATTGGTTAATATTCCACCCAACATACTATCTTCTGTCTTGGTAATAACTGAACATATTTGTACTAATCCATCACCCCTAAAATTATCTGTCCATTGAGAACCACCATATTGTTTTGCCAATGACATAGAACCTGAATATGATGATTTACCGAATCGTACCTCTAATTGTAGATATGGTCTGAACTTGTCAAACAGTAAAGTACTATCAACAATACCCTCTTTGGTGATTGGTTGTGCCAATACTGCTACGTTATCGAAATAGATTTGATTGATCTTATTGCCACATTCACCAATTGAAATGGCATGAACCGTACATAACTTTGCCCCCGTATCATTTGGGATGTTTTGCCATGCTACTATTGAACCCACTTTCACGAATGCTTCAGTACTGACATTTAACTTGTCACCACCATAAATTATAGGAATTCCAGTGCTTGGGGATGTGGAGCGAGAATTTGAACTACTCGTACTTGAATAGGTTGATGTTCCAGAACTACCGATTTTCATCATGCTGGCACTGGCAATATATGACAATGCGGCCACCCCAACGCCAATTGCGATCATGGCTATTGTACTGACTGTCGCGGCTACTGCTGCTGCCGCACTCATACCCGCGATTACTGCTCCAATTACTGCGATGAAGCCCATATTATGATTTCCTTATTCTATAAATTTTGTATTCACAATCCGTGGAATACTTTGTTATTTGATATTTGTTTTTTTCTTGATTCAGTACTAAATATTTGCCCATCCAATATATGGAACAATGAAACCCATCCACATCTACGAGAATATCTCCTTCCATGGGATGATCTACTTCATCACATAATTCTTGGCATAGATGAACAATGTTTTTAAACGTTCCTTTCTTGGCAAGTAATCTAAATCCTGCCTTGGCTGTTTTGTACTTCCCTACTAATTCATCCCTATAATTTGTATTTCCTAATATTAGGTCTACTACTGTGAATGCCATAATATGACAATCATTGACGCCAAATTCGAATTCTTGTTCTAATAATTGAGATAGGTATTGTGTGATTCTTCCATGATCCATTAGTTCTTCCTTAGTTCTTCCATTGTTGCGTACTATTAATAATTCCTATCAGATCAAAGAATTGATCCCCTTTATGAGTACTTTGATGTATGCTGGTAGATGATAGTACTGGCTGGCTTCTATCTAACTTTTTCCAAATAGAATTAAGATTAAGAGTTGTTTCATTTTTCACAGAGCCAGTAGTATTACTGAAAGTACTTTCAAAGTTATTGATATAACCAGAAAACATACGATCATGTGAAATAACATTACCATTTGCTGGATTAAGGATTGTTAGGTAAATGTTTACCTTGGCGTTGTTAAGTAAACCCTGAGACAGTAGTGATATATATGGTTGTTCGACATTTGAAATCTTAAATGAAGTACCATTGTTAGATATTGAATTCTTCTCTGTTGTCGTACTGAATGAATCATCGATGAAGTCGGGAGCAGATTTATAATCGATGCCATTTGCTGTTAGGTCTGTCCATGAATCTGTGATGTAAATTGGAGCTGTAGTACTGTTAGGAATAACATCCAAGCATTTAACAACAACATTGAGTTGATATACATCAGATTCTGTTAGTACGGTCTTATTACCACCACGAGTAACATTCCAGTACTTGATCAGATCTGGATTAGTTAGGATTGAATTGTTCATTATGATGTTACATCCTCAATTGCGGATATGTTCATACTTATGATATTTCCCGAATTATAATCAGTCTTATCATTACTGTTCTGTAAGATGAATGTACCCATGATATTATTAAATTTGATATTTTCAGATAATTGCACTGTTTTTCTTAGAGATGGATATATGGATAGATTACCCAAACCATCATTACTAATAATCTTATATATCTTTTTATGATTGGTAAATTGTATGATAGTTCCTACTTCTAATTTAGTACTGGCAAGTACTTTAATAACATATGAACCTGCATTTGAAATAGCCAATGCCTGTACTAACGATTGTTGCCCCCCGTTATATTGGCTATACCAGCCAAGGGAATGTTCAAAGGGACGACTTAGGCCATATTGGGCTTGGAATGCTTGAATTTCTTGACGGAATTGTTTGGTTGCCTGAATTTTGAAAGTAAGCGTATAGTACTGGCAACCTGTTGATCTTGATATTGTTTGACCAGTCCATGATTGATTTTGGTACAATGGTTGATTATCAGATAATACGAAATCACTGATAAGAATGTTTTTAGAGAACATTTTGAGGACTCCTAATGTTGTATTGTTCTCCATTATTTATTAACAAAAAAGCCACGTCTTAGGTGGCTTAGTATTATGAGTTTCTTTGTTGAGATTGACGAACTGCTTGTAATATAACATCTGCGTGTTGTTTACACATTTCGGTGAATCGTTGTGAACTGATATCTCCACCACCTTGTAAAATAAGGGGAGCCTGTATTGTGATCTCGCCAGTGCTTTCACCATTCTGTGTAGTCGACAAAAATGAAGTGAGGTCACGGTTAGCTTCTGGCTGAACAACACGTTCCCCAGCTTTTAATACCCAAGTACTGTTATCAGTTGGGATTGAATCAATACCACTATGTGCCTGTCCCTCAATCTGAGTACCTTGTATAGTACTGACAATTGAAGCACCTTGAGCGATTGTAGAAGCAATTACGGGCAAATTCTGAGGAAATCCCAACGCAATAGCCTTACTTATTCCAGCTTGAATATTAATAATTGCGTTAGCAACAGCTATACCCTTCTGAACCGCGAAGGCCGCCTGTGCGATACCTGACGACTTACCAAAAGCCCCCTCCATGATAATACCCATATCCCCTGCGGCGGTTGATATCATGGTTAACTGTGCTGAATGACTATTTGCTTCAAGTGCTACCGTCTTTTGAGCATAAAATAATTGGATTTCAGACTTACGTTTCTCATACTCATCTAATGATTGTAATTTTGCGGCATACAATTGGTTATTAATTATCAGTTCTTCATTCTGTTGAGCTTGTAACTGATTTAGGGCAACTTCATTATTACGACTATCAAAAGGATTATCAGCATTCGGTTGATTAAGACCAATACGTTCATCCTGTGCTTTTTTAACTAATCCCAATTGTTCTGGATTTAACTTGTCACCAATAGCCGCCAAATTCTCCTGTAACTTCTTGGGATCACTTTCTTGGATCATAGAATCAATCATAGATTTGAATGATGATGATCTGGATTGATATTGTTGTTGTAAATATTCGGAAGTTTGTTGCTCTGATAATTGTAATGTTGCTGCACTTTCGCGAAGTTTCTTCTCAATTTGATCTTGTTGATAATTGAATTGTTTTATTTTCAAGGATGCTGCACTATTTGATATCTGTGCCATTGTTTGAGTTAAAGTATTCTCGGCTTGTAAACGTTTCGCTGCCATCGCTTTTGCTATTGCTTCTGCCTTGGCTGCTGCGGCTTTCATATCAGATTCAATTTTGTTCGGATCTACCCATCCACCTTTGGGTGCTGTAGCTTCTGCGATTGCGTTTGCCAAATCAGTTTTTAAGTCTATCGCTTTTTGACGAACACTATTAATCGATTCTTGAACTGGATCTTTAGTACCATTATCCATAGCTCCAGTTTGAAAACCACCACCCATGTAATTAAGGTTGCCAGCATTTCGTAATTGCTGCCAAATATCAATCATGTCTTGTAATGAACCTGTTGATTCTCGAATACGATCATTCAATTCATTAAAGAAACCCATTTCCTTTGGTCGTTCTGTCACTGATGCTACAAGTGCGTTAATACCACCAATCAATGGTGTTAATCCTTCTGCCATTAATAATTTTGTAGTACCAGTTAGAGTATTAAGTTGAGCATCAAATTCTTTATATTTCTCGGCACTTTCATTCGTTAAAGTAATATTCTGACTTTGAATATAATTCAGGGCATCTTGTTCTGAACTGTGTTGTTTCAACGTTGAAACCAAAATAGAACTATCACCAGCCAATGATTCCATGACGTTTTTTATTTCTGATGCGTTTTTTCCAGCCCTGGCCATTTCATAGTACGTATGTACAACAGCTTTTAGGCCGCCATCGGTCTGGTTCAAATACTTGTTATATTGTTGAAGTTCAATTCCATACGATTGTAAGTTTGCTGCCACACCGCCGCCAGTACTATACGCTTCTCCAAGTTTATCAATGACTTGCGTGTTGATATTCCCGAATTTCTCCATACTGAGGCCAGTACCGTAAAATGCTTTTTCTAATTGTTGAAGCATCTCAATAGAAACACCTGATGTTGTACTAATCTGGTTTAACTCACGAACGTAAGCATTACTCGCCAAAGCCAAACCACCAAGAGCCGTTATCGCCATAGCTCCAACACTCGCTACACCCATCAACCCAGTACTTAGGGATCCTGCGTTTGCGGCTAATCCACCAAACCTACTGGTTAGGTCGCCAACCACGCCACCAGTTTGTTGTCCAAAAGTTTGTAGTGATTTGTTCGCATTATTCAAGCCCTGAGTTAGTTGTGTCGTATCGCCGAATATTGAGAATACCAACGATTGATTATTTGCTGCCATTATCTTTATCCTCCGTGAACAATCGCATCATGTTGTCATGTTTTTTCTTATTCTGTTCTTCTAATAATTCTTGTTGTGATTTTCCCGAAATTAGACCACACATATCAAAGTCCTGAATACTGATCGAACGCATACCCTCTTTAGACATGTTGCCAGATGATTTATAGAGCGTTTCCAGTACTTGTGCATGTCGGATTTGATCAATACGTGGGCCAGATGGTGCAATGTGATTCTCATAGATATACAAGGCATTGAATAAAGGTAAGGGCATAGCCCCCATTTCTTGGAAACTATGCCCTCGCCTTGCCAGTACTGAAAGGTAGTACTGAACCTGTGGATCACATCTTATTTTTTTTTTCAGTTTTAGGGACATCTGAATTCATAGATTCCTGAAAAACTTTGTTGATCTCTGTGTTCATAATGGTCAAATATTTCAAATCTACTTTTTCAACTTGAGAAGTACTTTCAAACAATTGTTCACCGTTAGCATCTACAATACAATTGAATATTGTATTAGTTGAATTGTCACATTTTGCGAAAGTATCAAGTGTTGGAAGTTTTACATATACTGTGAATTCGGGGGTTAATGTTATTGGATGTAACTTAGTACCAATAACTAACATTAGGTTTTGAATATTCATTATTCAACCACCGGAAGTAATCCAGATTTCACAGGAGCACCATCAACACTTAGGGTAAATTCGCGAGTTACTACGCTGTCTTTATCACCAGTAATTGTGTCTTTAGAAATAAATCCATTTAGTACTGTAAAGTATCCAGTTGTTTTAGTCGCATTCTCATAATAACTAATACGAACCTGTACACGGCTTTGATCTTCGGCTGCTTTAAGTAATGCTAAATGTTGTACATTATCGGGTAGCCAGTTAACTGTTAGGGTAATATCTGGTTGATTACGTGTACCTACTAATTTACGATCATATACGGAGCCGAATGTCTTAACGCTGATTACTGCTGATTCGGAACCAGTACTTGGGAACGCGGCGACCTCGGGAACAATCACGAATGAAGTACTAACTTCTGACCCAGCCTCGCCCAATTCTACGGTTATATTAGAACCACTAAAAATATCAAACATATTTAAAATCCTTTTTGTTATATTGGAAACTTCGTGTCTCCACATTATTATTATTTATCTACTTGGAATGACAGGCCATACTATGGGGATAATACTTATATCAATATCATCAAGGGCAATACGATACAATTTCCATTCTAATAGTTCATCTTGTCTTTCTTCGCCAATCTCAATTCTATCATTTAGAATCGATATTCGAGTACTGGCATCATTTATCATTTGGTTCTTTTTAATTATTGAATCATCATTAAATTGTTGTTTTGCTCGGTTAAGATCATCTAATGAGGGGCCACTCGTTTCTACCCATGTACCACCTGTCCATTCGCCTGTATCTACATCTATATTTGCTTCTTGATATTGAGCTTTATAATAACCGTTACCAACTAAATCTTTTGTCCAGTATGTTGGTAACTCCCCCTCAACATGATCTTCTACGTAAAAACCATTCTTATCTAATATGTTTATTTTCATTATATACACCTTATTGAACTGACATGAAAAGACAGAATGTGATTGCTGAATTCGCCGGAACATTTAATATTGAGACTGACCCATCAAGGGCAACGTAAGCTCTAGGAAGAACAGTGCCAACCGTTATTGCGGGTAAGTTACCGCTTATAGGAACAATTACCTGAGTTTGTGGTCGATAACCTACAGGTAACGTAAATGCGGGAGTTGAAACATTTCCAGCTCCCACGGTTCCAGATTCTATACCGACTTCAATATAAATCATTCCTAATATCTTTCTATATACACATCTTCGATTTGCGGTTACTGTCCATCCATTTTGTAGCGTGGCATTAATCCACGGTGTATCAGCCGCTGTATTCGAAGTTAATATAAATTGCCCCTGTTCAAGTCTAAGTGCTGTTACTCCGTTGGGACTATAATCTCTGAGATAAAATGGCCCGTTGTTTTCTAATCGACCCATACGCCAGCCAGCAGTGCCATCAAATTGAGTCCAGTGAATCCAGTTGTACGCAGTATTATCCATTGGTGTGAAGGTTATAGCACCAGATTGTTTAGAGACTAATGGCCCTGTTAATGTCCCGCCCGATAAATTTAATTTTGTTGATAATTCTGTTTTGGTGCTAAAACTATTATCTGAATACAATTTCAATTCTGCTATGTCAGTACTTACATTTACCTTGGTTGAGAATGTACTATCTGAATACAATTTCAATTCTGCTATATCAGTACTTACATTTACCTTGGTTGAGAATGTACTATCTGTATAAGTTTTCAAAGTTTCAATATCTGTTGTAGTATCAACTTTAGTACTGAATGTACTATCTGAATACAATTTCAATTCTGCTATATCAGCACCTACATTTACCTTTGTTGGGAATGTTGTATCTGAATATAATTTCAATTCTGCTATATCAATAGCTACGCTTGTCTTAGTACTAAAATTAGTATCTGAATACAATTTCAACTCATTTGTTATAATATCAGCTTGTGTTTTATTATAATAATTAGTGCTGACATATGTTTTAGTATCATCAATCGCAGTATTTAATTCTTGTGCTGAAATAGCCCCTAATTCTAATAAGGATGGTTTTTCAATTGTTGTATAAACTTTAACTAAATCACCATTATTTGAACGAAGTCGAAATATTGGATTTGTACCAGTATCAGTAATTAACATCTGAGAGGTTTTACCATTATTAATTGTTTGTGTACCGATTAGATCTACACCAAGACTATTGTTAGATGCGTTTTTATCTAATAGGAAAAATCCATTTCCAGTACTGGTAGTATTATGAGGATATTCGACACCATTACTTCCTACTCCATAATCAGAACGATATAATTCCGTATTTGCCACTGATCCTCTTGCTTGTATGTCCGTTGGTTCAAATGTGTATGTCTTAGTCACTGTTGAATCCTTATCACCATCAATCTGTGTTGATGTTATTTGTCCATTTAGAATTATGTAATTCAAAACATCATTCGAATTTTCCATACAAAGCATCAATTGAAATTCTGTATTATTATTGTAGTACTGATCTAATACTACATTATCGAGTACATAATTTAGTGTTATTGTTATTGGCTCCAGATTCATAGAACCTAATTGAACATTTGAATATTCAGAGTCATATGTTTCTATTCTCTTCACTTCTGATGTTTGTTGGAATGATGGAAAGGTAGCAAGGTTGTTTAATTGTGTGAAGTTTGTATTCTTTGGTGATGTGTTTGTAAGATCATCACAATACATCAAATATGTATTACTCCCCGTGAAAATATCCATATGTTACCCTTCGATATAATTTATTTTTATTGTTTGTCCATATGCGTATGCTATATCGTTTGAATCTCTATCAGAATTTGAAAAACCTTGAGAGGTTGTTATGGAAGTTACCTTAATACCTAATTCGGAAAGTACAACATAAGTACTATCTTGAATGATAACCTCAATTACTTGAGATAGTATTGTATTACACAATTGCTCATCATATGCCAGCACCACAAAATCAATATCTAATTCTGCGTATCGTTTTGTGTTGTCCATACCTACTGGATTATATGATTCACTCATATCACCAGCGAATAAGGTATAAATATCTTCCTGTATACTACTGGCTGTTGGATATCTTACTATTAGGCCATTCAATTTCAACAATTGAACTATTGTATTTTTAATATCAAATCGTTTCATTGTATGGCCTCATAATAAACATTAACTACCCCTGAAAAGTCATCAACTATCCTACGGACTACATAGTTCTTGCCGTTTATTGTAAATTGTGATTTCAGGGATATATCTTCCAAAGCACATGTGAAATATCTTTCAGTACTTACCATTTCTTCAAATACTACTTCCAATTGTTCGTGGAGTACCATAATTGATACTCCAGTACTTAATAATAGAGCTTCTCCGAAAGCAGACAGCATGATTTTTTTATCTTTATTGCTGAATGCTCTCATTATTACTTACCTGCTGCTTGAATGCGGATAACTTGGAATGCTTCTGGGCGAGTAAGTTTGAAATCAATATCAGCCCATACGCGAGCGATTACAGAACCTTTATTACGATTTGTTGTATCGTCCATGTCCAGTTCTAATGAACCCCATTCACCAATTGCTATATTTGAGAAGTCACCAAGAATTACAAAGTCACCTTGTCCGGCCAGAATTTTTGAATCAAAAGCCGGAACACCACATAGATCGCCATCGTCTAAAAGATATACTGCTGCGGTGTTTTCACCACGCAAAGTATTACGCAACGTAGATTTTGTTGACGGACTCATCACTGCTGAGATAGTACCAAAATTGACGCCTACATTACCCAATTTCCCCTGTGCTTCAACAATAGAAGCGTAATCATATGCAGTCACGTTAGTTACGTTTCCAGACGCTACAGCCGCGGCTACTACAGCTCCCATGATCAATGTTTCAAGGCGTTCTGCTGACCCAGCCACGATTGATTGTGCAACGATTTGCTCAATCTGAGGACAACTTTTTAAAACGGTTCTGGTTAACGGGACTGACCCAGTAAATGTTTTTGGAACGAGTTTAATAGACTCAAAATTAGCATCAACCTCTGGACTTGCTCCATCCTCAGAAATAAACCCAAATGAATTAGTAAAATCTGCGGTTAATTTCGGAATACTAATTTCAGAAGTTAAACCGGTATACATTTGAATTGGGAAATTAGCTAAGATACTATTAGCACGTAGTACGTCAACAAATGAACCATACAAAATTTCATTTGAAATTACACCTTTTGCGTTAGTGGTTGAAACACCAGCACGTAAAGCACGCTCGAACGCTTCAAATGGAATTTCCGTACCATTCTTACCTTGAGTTAGATTGTTACTTGTACCATCCATGATTGAACGAATCGCATCGTTTAGAGAGAACTTATTTGTCATTTTTTTATCATCCTTGATAATATTATTATTATTATTTGAAATACGTTTTTTGAACGTTGAAACGCTCATACCTTCTTTTATTGCTTTATCGCGAATTACATTAGAAATTTTAAGAGTGCGTGAAATAGCTTCAATTTCTTCAACTCTTTCTTCTTCTTGTTCTTCTGTTTCTGTTTCTTCTGAATCCAGAACTTCATCCTGAACTTCTGATTCTGTTTCTTCTTGTTCGCGAATTAATTCATCAATTTGATCACGGTATTTCGCAACCATTAAATCAAATTCTGAATCTTCATTTCGTTCTTCTTCATCAACTACAACTTCTTCAATTGTTTCATCTTCTTGCTCACGAATTAGTTCTTCAACTTCTTCACGATATTTCGCGACCATTAAATTGAATTGATCTTCATCTTCTGAACGACCGCGACCAATACCTACATAATCATCGGCCGGAACTGAAACCATCGAAATCTCATACGGGAACCATTTATTAACTAAAAGATTCTCACCATCGATTGTATAATCTATAACTTCATAACCTACCGATACTTTAGTTAATGTTTTCTCTTGAACCATTTGATATTTTTCAGACCCCAACCCAACGGATGAGAAGCGAACAATGGCACGGCCTATCTTGTCGTTATCGATTGAAGCACTTTCAATAACACCAATATGTTGATCAAAATCGTGATTGAATAGCATTGCTGCTTTATTATTTAGGCGGCTTAGATCTACATTCTCAATCCCATGTAAAAGGATTTCGTTATAGTCAGTTCCATTGATATTACGGGTTACTGGTTGTTCTGAGCTGAAAGCTAACATTACGGTATTCTGTGAGGTATCAATATCATCAATTGATAGGTTGATCTCCCTCGTTTGTTTCTTCATCTTCAATTTTTTCATTTAGTTCGTTTCCTTGAACATTATTATTATTAATTTCCATATCTTTATTTATCAATTGTTCCTGTTCGCGTTCCTGTTCTAACTCTTCAAATACACGTTGCGGTTCATATCCCAAATCACGCATGATCATTGATTTACTCTTCACGCCCATCGACAATAATGTTTGTTCGTATTGAGCATCTTTATTCGGATCTAACGAGATTTGTTTTGGTAAAATAAAAGAACAATTGGATAATTCGTCGAAATCTTTAAAAGAAAGATTCTTTAATTTATTTATCATTATGTTTGATAGCCAAAGTTTAAAAATAGGTTTCAGTACTTTACTGATCATCAGATTAGATTTAGTTTTCATACCATCGCGATTTATACGATCTGCCATTTTAGCGGCACTGAATGACGCATTTTGTGTATCACCCGTTAGCATACTTTTTGGTATACCTAACCCTGTACTGATAGTAGTTAAAACTGAATCTGAAAATTCTGTAATCTTGTCAGTACCCGCCTGTGGGTTTACAGTTTGTATCTGCTGGCCGGATTGTAATTCGTATATTGTGCCAGCTTGAAAATATTCGATCGACTCTCTATCTTCATTTGAATCATTTAACAGTTCATCCTGATTATTGTCAGTACTTGTTATAAATGCCATAGCAGAAGAAGCAAGTCGCTTCTGGATAATTGCTGCTTCATGATAAGCATTAAAATCATTAAGTGTTTTTATACTGGCGATTAGATCGGGAATACCACGTTGTTGCTTTGGAAATTCTGGAATGAAGTAATGAATAATTTCTTCTGCTTCAATTCGCTGACAATCATTTGTACTTATCGTGTAATTCAAGGGATGAATCTTAGCTACATGGTATGCCAGTACTTGGTCGTGTTCGTTAAACTCGATTCCATTACTAATATATGAACCATCAGTAAGTAGCTCATTCTTTGTACTTGGTATACGAGCACTATCAATCAATTCTACCTGTACTTTATTATGATTCTTGTGAATGCGTATGAAGCACTCTCCATCAGTAGCTCTTGTACGTTCGACTACTTGCTGGAAGATATCTATCGACATACTTCCATCAAAAGAAAATTCGGAAGCCTGCTCGGCCCACTGGTAGAATAAATTATCAAGTTGATCTGCCAGTACTTGATTCACGGTTCCATCATGTGACAAAGGTTGTGGGCGAACTGTGATCCCATCTGCACCTACGGTCTGTTGACTACTGAGCTGTACATAGCGTCGGGCATATGGATTTTGAATCACTAATGAACGGCAAGCATCCCTTACACTCGTTAAACTCTGACGCAGGACGGCATTGATAGAGACGTTATTAACACCATTCCCATACTGCCCTAAGATCTGGCTCGGTAAGTTTCGGATATTATCTAAATCTCTCTTAACACTCGTATTATTATTGTTATTATATTTTCTACTTGTTTTGTGGTGACGTGTTGATGGTAGTGTTGGTAGTGCTTGTGGTTGTTGTTTATTAAAAGGCCACATCCTTGTGTCTCCTTTTTATCGAGTGCGACAATGAATAATTGATTTAAAAAAACCTTGATTACTATTTTTCATTATCTTTTTCTTTAGGTTATTAACTTGTTGTGTAATTGAAGATTTCAATGTGAGTAAAGTATTCAGATCTTCATGCACCAGCGTTTTATTATTTATTGTTAATTGAGATACATCACCACTAATTCTGGCAGTTATTAGATTATTAATATCATCTAATTGCTTCTGTAATTCTACTAAGCGATCCGTTTGTGCCATTGGATTAATAACATTTATTGTTGTTATTGTCATAGCTCCACTATTAAGTACATATGTATATAATCCCGCAATCCAATCTGACGTATCAATTGGGACTGTTGAACTTTCATTAGTTTCATTCTTAATAATTACTAATGTTTTTGTACTATTAGCGATAGTCAGTATTGAATTAGGTGGCATTACTTCTAACAATAATTCACCAATATAAACTTGTTCTTTCATATATGTTCTCCATTTTATCCAAACCAATTGTTACCACCACTTCGGGGTTTAGGTCTTGGTTTAGATTTAGATTTCTTCTCGTATTTATCATTTTGTTCTTCAAATATTGGGATTGGGATTTGCTTTTCTTCTCGTTGTTTCGCTGCGTATGTGCGTAATTCTTTGAATGGTTGAGCACCCAATTTCTGTAAACAATACTTCATGGCTATCAACGCATAATTTAATGTATCAAGGCTTTCATTACGTTTTTGCCCTTGTTTAAGTACCCAGGCAAAAACATCACCCTTACGTTTTAACGCTTCGGATGTCAGTTGTGCAAAGTAATCATCTGGTAGATCATGACTGAATAATATTTTTAATGGGGCGTCATCTGGATTATCAGAGAGGGAATTATTAATTAGGTTACGAACCCACATCTTCCCTTCGTGTACGTTTAAGTTACACCACTTATTACCGCCACTGGTTGATTCTTTGAACATTGCCCCAGTTTTAGATGAAGAACCTTTTATTGCCATTAATATTTGGGAAGTATTACAATATGACAGCACTGTCTGTGTGGCCCTCCCATTACCACTATCTACGAAAGCCTTAAGTACTTTTACACGACGACCTGATACCGTTTTGAATTGTTGTGTTATGAATTGTGTTAGCTCTGTATATGCTTTTGCTCCACGAACTTCACAGTTAGGGCTGTAGAATATGCGATATCCTAATACCCATAATTGTTTATCTGAGAATCCTAATACCTGACATTCTAATCTATCTAATTGCTGGTCAACTCCCATGACAATTCCTAACACTTCATCGGGGATATTTTCAAGGTCAAATGAATTATCTCGTAGATTTTCAAGTTTAATAATATCTAGATCTGTTTGTAGTTCTGAGTAATGTAAACCTAATACAGTGTTATAAAATGATTGGTTCGAGTATTCGAGCCAAGCCATGCGGAACTCATAGGTAATACTTTCGATTGTACTATTTGGTGAATATAATCTATTAATATGAAAACCCGCCGTATCTGTTACTTCTGGCCTTTGGGCTATCCATCTTCCACGACTGACAATCTTAATACGTTGTGATTCAGTTATGTGTTCTTTACATTCTGGACAAGTTAATTTTGCCGTTTTAGGATTTGGTAATTTTCGGTTTCCTACTTGTTCCCAATCAAATATAACATTGCCCCATTGAAGCGTATGTTCATGTTGGCAATGGGGGCATTTAACAAACCATTCACGTTGATCAGAGTTTTGATATTCAATATCAATGGCATCACCAGAATATGTCGGTGTTGAACTTATAAGGATTTTTCCTTCGCTACCAAAGTCTGTTATACGGTTCTCGGCAAGTCGTATAGGATTTCCCTCGTCTGAGTTGTCTATTGCTGATACTTCATCAAGTACTACACGTTTAAGTGTTTTACCTCTTAAATGATTAGGACTACCTAATGACATGAAATACAGAAACGTACCGTCTTTCATTTGAATTTGATTTTGGTTGTTTGCGTAACGTTTGTCGTTCTTATCAGTAATTAAATTCTTAAGTTCTGGTACTGCTTCAATCGTTGTATCAATCTTACCGGCTTTCCATTGTTTCAATTCGTTACCAGTACTTTGTGCCACTCCAATATTAGAAGGATCTGTAAACATCCAATAGAATATTGCTGAATTTAATAATGTTGTTTTTGATACCTGTGAACTCGTCTTATAAACAATTTTACGATATTGGGGATTATCTATTATATCTAACATTTCACGTTGATATGCGTATAACCTTATCTTTTGTCCAGTACTTGCACCATCAGGTAATATTAAATACTTTTCGGCAAACTCACTTGGTAGTAGTTTTTTGGGTGGTAATATTTTCTTTATTGACCTTTGTAGTATTTTCTTTAACTTCTGATTGTTCTTGTTCGGCATCCTTGCCCCCTAATTTAAAATCTCCTATTTCATTTAAACAACTGTCTATTGTTTGCTGTAACGTTCGCTTTAGACCTGCCGCATTTTCTTGTTCGAATAGTTCAAGATATGATTTGTTTGGTACTGTGCGTATATGATCGCGAATACGTTTGAAGAAAGTACTTAATTCATTTTCCAAGTACTGAGTTTCAATAAGTGATCCCATTTTAATTTCTAAATCAATCTCGGCTTGACGTGCTTCGGCAGTAAGTTTTAATAAACGTTGGATTTCGATTTGTTCTTTAACGTCGGTATTTCTTAGTGGTTTAATTTGGTTTTCAACAATCCACTGTATTGTGATTTCATCGGCTATGTCTTTACCGTGAGGCATTCCCTGTTGCTTCCATTTTCTTACCGTGGATTCATCGTATCCATAATTTCTCGATAGTTGTAAAAGAGATATCATTTTGTTTTTCCTAATAAGTTTTCTCAATTATTTATGGATTTTTTTGGATGCGGTTCGGGGATGTCTAAATGAGACTCATACGCATTAAGCAATGGTGGCTTGAAACTACGCAAGCTATTGATTTATCAGGAGAACCTATCGCTTTTCGTTTTAATTGGTTGATTTTTGTTCACATTGACAATATCGAGGAAGTTCACGCACGTTCGCAGATGTTAGAGGAAGTTCGCAGATGTTAGAGGAAGTCTAATATCTTCGTCAAACGTAGTCTAATATCGCATATCTTCGCATATCAGTTTGATAATTCTTTTCAGCACTGTATTTTTTGTTCGATGTATATTAAAGTTGTGTAGTTATGTTGATATAGAGGCAAGGAGCCAACCATAATGAATAATCAGTTTTGTGATATAAACTCAACATCTAGCTTTCCTAAATGGAATGGTGTTGATTTTTCCCTATGGAAACTACTACCCAATAATGGAAGATTTGGAACCGGTGAGCCTAGATTATGGGCATATAAGGCAGCATACCTTCAATACAATAGAGATAAAATAATAAGATATTCACAAAAAGAAAGAATCCCAGTATTACTTTTAGCTGGGGTTACTATAGCTGAAGTGGCCGGAGTTCCTGAGAGATTCAAGGCGTATGGTGTTTTACAAGCATTTCAACTTATGGATTTTTTTAAAAGAAGTGGAAATAAAAGATCAAATGCCACATCTGTTGGGAGTTTGGCAATTCAACTTAGAGCTGCTGCTGAGACACTCGGCATTGACCCGGATCAATTAAATTCAACACAACAATTACAGTTAGCCAATTGTCTTTTAGATGATGATTTCAATATAAGTGTAGTAGCCAAACACCTGAAAGAGCTTATAATACATGACAACCCAGGAATAATAGATACTTTAAATATTACAGATGAACAAATAATAATAGCCGCATCAAGATATAATAGAGGGATAGATAGAGATAAAAAAGATTTCATCTCATCAATAAATGCTGAGAAAGGAAATCCAATTAGGAGTTACTCTTCTTACGGACGAGTAATAATAAAAAGAAGAGATATTATAAAAAAGATATTAGGTATATAA